AATGCGCAAGCAGTTCGTGAAAACCGAGAATTACAGCCGCTTCACGGCCGGCATCGCGGCCGTGGAACAGCGCGGGGCGGCCGAGGCCGGCATGATGCTGGTGCACGGCGCGCCGGGGTTCGGGAAGTCTCACATCGTGGGGCATTGGGCGGCCGAGGTGGGGGCCGTGTTCTTGCGGGCCAACGTCGATTGGACGCCGAAATACTGTCTGGTCGAGCTGGCCAAGGCCATGCGGGTGGACCCGTCGGGCTCGGCGCAACAGCTTTTTTCCCGACTGCTGGAACGGGTGGTCGAGACGCAAACGCCCATCGTCATCGACGAGGCGGAGTTCACCTTGCATCAAAATGCGGCCGCGCTGGAAAAGGTGCGCGACCTGTCCGACCGGGCCGAGGTGACGGTGGTGTTGATCGGCATGGAGCGCATCCAGCAAACCATCGCCCGGCACCGCCAACTTTCCAGCCGCATCGCCCAGGTGGTGGAGTTCGTGCCGTCCAGCGTGGCCGACGTGGCGCAAGCCTGCAACCAGCTCGCCGACGTGGCCATGGCTCCGGCCCTGGTGGCCGAGGTGCACCGGCTGTCCGGCGGCCGCATGCGCGAGGTGCTCAACATCATCGCGTCCATCGAACGGCTGGCCCAGCTCAACGGCCTGGGCAGCGTGGACGTGGCCGACCTGGAGGGCGTGCCCCTGGCCCATGACTGGCAAAGCCGCACGCAAAAGACCGTCCGGGCGGCGGCTGGGGGGCGTTAGATGGCCTGGGCAGCGATGGCGATTCTTCACGTCTTGGCGGAAGGGCCGAAATTGACGCGTCAGCTCATGGTCGACCTCGGCAAGGACCGCGAATCCATGCGCCGTTGCCTTGTCTATCTTCGTCAAAAGGGATTCGTGACCTCGGCCGAGGGCGTGCACCAGCTCACGGACAAGGGGCGGCAGTTCCTGGCCGACGGATGCGTCATCACGTCCGGGCCGTGCACCGGCGATGCCGCCAGCCGGCGCGGCTCGACCCTGCGACAACGGGCCTGGCGGGTCATGGGCATACGTGACGGCTTCGGCCTCGACGACCTGCTCACCATGTTGTGCGACGGCAGCGAAAAGGACGCGGGGCGAAGCCTTTCCCGCTACCTGGAGGCGTTGGAGGCTGCCGGCTACCTGCTGGCCCTGCCCCGGCGGGGCGAGGACGGGGGAAAACGCTGGCGCTTGCGGCGCGACCGCATCACCGGCCCCGAGGCCCCGGCCTACAACACGCGCACGCGGCGTGTGACCGACTGCAACACCGGGGAGGTCAAAGCGATATGAGCGCCCCCTGGCTGGATTTTCTCGCGGACGAGGCGGCCCGTACGTCCATCGCGGCCACGGCCCGGCGGCTGGGCTACTCGCGCACGGCCGTAAGCCTGGCCCTGGCCGGCAAGTACCCGGGCAGCACGGACAAGCTGGCCGCCACGGTGCTGGACATCCTCGGCCGACTGGCCTGCCCGCACCTGGAGCGGGAGGTGACGCCCGGCGAATGCGCGGTAAACGGCGGCCAGATGCCGACGTCCAGTCCGGCAGCTTTGCGCCTGTGGCGGGCCTGCCAGACCTGCCCCCATAACACGACACGCCGGCCCGGGACGGCCGGAAAGGAGCATGCGGCATGACGACGATGCTGGAAGGCTACATGGAAGACGCCAAGGGGCACCTTATCCCCGTGGCCAAGGTCAAGGACGTGGACAAGCTGCGCGACGAACTGACGCGCGGCGTCGTGCGGGGCGCCAAGGACCTGCAAACGGCCATGAAGTCGTTTCGCGCCGCGACGTTGAGCGACATTCAGGCCTTCGCCGACCTGTCGGCGGAGAAGTACGGGGCCAAGCGCGGCGGTCTCAAGGGCAATCTCACTCTGGCGAGCTTCGACGGCCGCTACAAGGTGCAGGTGCAGATCAGCGAACGCCTGCAATTCGACGAGCGGTTGCAGGCGGCCAAGGCCCTTATCGACGAATGTCTGACCGAATGGACGCAAGACAGCAAGGACGAGATCAAGGCCATCATCAACCAGGCCTTCGACATGGACAAGGAAGGCCGTGTGAACACGGGCGCGATCCTGGGCCTGCGCAAGCTGGACATCGAGGACCCGCGCTGGCGCGAGGCCATGGAGGCCATTGCCGACAGTCTGCAAGTGGTGGGCAGCAAGAAGCTGCTGCGGGTCTACGAGCGCCGGGAGGACGGCGTTTACACGCCCATCGCCCTGGACCTGGCGGCGCTGTGATGGACGCGTTGCCTGTCGAGGTGCGGGAGGCTTTGGAACGGATGCCGGCCGTTACGGATGCCGTTGCCGTTACGTGGGCGCACGGCCTGGCCAGCTGTGGGCTGGATGTTTGCCAGGCCCTGCTCAAGGAACAGCGTGCCAGTGCCCGGGAGGTGGCGGTCAGGCTGGCCGCCGCCAGCATCCGGCTGGTGGAACATCTGGAAGAGGACTGGCCGTAGGCGGCCATGGGAGACGACATGGACAATCTGAGACATGCCAACGAGCCGGGTGCGGCCGCGCCGGTGGGGCGCCCGGTGCCCCTGCGGGTGTTGCGGAGCGCCGAAACGCAGGCGTTACATTGGAAAAAGCAGGCCGAACGGCTGTCGGCCCTTATCGAACGGGCCGGGCAGGCCCAGGCGCTTCCGACCAACTACTTGACCGAAGCCAGGATGATCCAGGCTGGAATGATTGGCCCCAACGATTTGGGATATAAGGAACAATCCTGAATTGATTGCGAAACCGCCCTGCGCGGGCGGTCGTCCCGGCGTGGCGGCCGGGGCCTGATGAGCAGCCGAAGAGAATCATTATGCGCGTCGAATCCCGAAAAAGTTTGCTGGCCAAGGTGCATATCGCGAAAAAGGACCTGGGCCTGGACGACGACACCTACCGGCTCATGCTGGAAACCCTGACCGGCGCGGACAGCGCGGCCAAGCTCACCGTGCCGCAGCTGGTGCGGGTGGTGGCCGACCTGCGCAAGCAGGGCTGGCAGGGCCAGCCCCAAAAGCCCGCCGCCGTCCGGCGCGGCAAGCCGACCGCTCGGCCCGAAGCGGCCGGCTACCTGGCCAAGATCGAGGCGCTTTTAGCCGAGGCCGGCCGGCCCTGGTCCTACGCGTCGGGCGTGGCCCGGCGCATGTACCGGGCCGACAGCCTGGAGTGGCTCACCGCCGAGCAGATGCGGGGCGTGCTGACAGCCCTTTCCCGCGACGCCGCGCGCCACGGGAGGCCGGCATGAGCGGGGGCGGTCTGCCCGCTTCGGTGGCGGAACTGGTGGATTTGATCGGCCTGGATACCGCCATGAAGCTGGTGCGCACCCTTGGCGGCACCACCTTTCCCGTGCCCAAGCGGGCAACCAAGCTCGGCGAACTGCGCTACAACGTGCTGGCCGACGTGGTGGGCGTGGATGCGGCGGACGCGCTGGTCAAGCATTTCGGCGGCGAGGAACTGTATATTCCGCGTTGCTCCGCCGCCTTGCAGACCGTCCGGGACGCTGAAATCAACAATTATTTCGTGGCCGAGACCAACAAAGGCCGGTCGTCGGCCGAGGTTGTTTTTCAGCTGGCGAGGCGCTACAAAATTTCCGATAGGCGGGTGTGGGATATCTTAAAGACGTTGCCGAAGACCGAAGTTTGGCTGAATCTGTTTTAAAAGAAAAAAATGTAACTTGCCGCAATATTTAAAGGATCAAATAATGGCAGGAGATATAAGTCAAATAGCATCATTGCAGCAATCAATACCACTTTATCAACAACTAATTTCATTTTATTTAAGTCTCGGAATCACAGCCTTGTCTTTATTCTTTTTAACAAGGAATTTAGTATTGCAGGCAAAATTAAAGTTTTATATTACTAAATATTTTTTCATTCGTGTCGCCCCATTTGGAGAGTCACTTTATGTACACACAATACTAATGAGTTCAAATGATTCTGCATTAATTAAAAACGTCTATGCTAAATTAGTCAAAAAAGATGGTGCCAACAAAAAATACACATTAGAGACCCAAATGGTTTGTGAAGTAACAAACCAAGGTTTGTCTGGTGACTACAAAATGCTGTCTTCATCACCTCTTGAAATTTTAGAAAAAGACAAAGTAAATTCAAGGGTATATGTCTTTGTCATATCTGAGTATATGAATAAAATAAAAGAACTCGGATATTCTTTAGAAAATTTTATATTGAATCAAAGATTGCAGGCTTCTACGCAAAACATTAGTGCTGAACAGCGAAAAAAAATGACACTTGATTTGGTCAATCTCCAATTTGAATTGACAAATCAAGTTTATGATTGCCTCCAAATAGAAGAAGGGGAGTATGAGCTTACAATGTACATGGAATATGAAAAAAAGGTTGCTTGTTTAAACTACAAACGTACAGTAAAAGTCAACAACTCATTAACGTTTAGTGTCGACGCTACATATAAACAATCTGCACGAGATAAAATTTTAAAATATATTAAAGAAGCAAGTCTACAAATTTTAAAAGGTTCGCAACTAACAGCCCCATTGCCACAATACGTCCCACCTAAAATTATTGAAAAAACAAATTAGATTTATTGCCACATATTAATTTTTATCTATAAATTTTTCCTGAACCCCTTCACCTATCACGCCCCCGGCCCGCCGCCTAGCATAGGCGGCGTCCGGGGGCGAATCGTTTCCGCCCCCGAAACCCTTTCGTGGAGGCGCATATGTCCAAACTCCGTTCCCCGCGCATGACCGCCTGCGGGTTCGTGGCCATGGGGCTGCTGACCCTGGTGGTCATCCTGTCGCCGCAGCAAGGGCCGGTGGCCGCCTACAAGCTGGCCCTGGTCCTGGCCGCCGGTTACGCCGGCTACTGGCTCGACCGCTGGGCCTTTCCCTACGCCCGGCCGGACAGCTATCTGCAATTCCCGGAGTGGCGCTCGCTCCGGGGCAAGATCTACCAGGCCGACAATCCGGTGGCCGACGGCCACGCCATCCCCTTTGCCGCCGCCATGCTGCGCCGGGCTGTAGTCATGGGCGCGTGCATGCTGGCCGTGGGCCTGGGGCTGTAGTCATGCGCCGTCTGTTGGCCGACGCACTGCGGCGCATCCGCACGGTCTGCGACGACCGGGTGGAGGCTTTTGCGGACTTCCTCTTTAAGCCCATCATCACGGGCTTTCTGTGGGGCATGGGCTTCGGACTCGGGGCCTTTGTCATGCTCGTTGCCTGCGCCTCACTGGCCAAGGCCGAAACCATCCCGACGGCGGCCGCCAGGCACCGGGCCGAGCTGACCCGGTGCGGTCGCTACGCCTTCGGCCTTTCCGCTCCGGTGGCGACGCTGGCCGCACAACTCCACCAGGAATCCGGCTGGCGCGCGGATGCCGTGTCGCCGGTCGGCGCGCGCGGGCTGGCGCAGTTCATGCCGGCCACATCCCACTGGATTGCCGGGCTGGTTCCCGAACTGGCCGATAATGCCCCCTTCAACCCCGGCTGGGCCATGCGTGCCCTGGCCGAATACGACCGCTGGCTGTGGGACCGAGTGCGCGCCCGGGACGATTGCCAGCGCATGGCCATGGCACTTGCCGGCTACAACGGCGGCCTGGGCTGGGTGCAGCGCGATACCGCCCTGGCCCGCCAACACGGCGCGGACCCGTTAACCTGGTTCGACCACGTGGAGCATTTCAACGCCGGCCGGACCGCAGCCTCCTTCCGGGAGAACCGGGGCTATCCCCGGCGCATCCTTTTGACCTTGGAACCGCTCTACATGACGGCCGGCTGGGGCCCGGGGGTGTGCCATGCTCGGTAAGGCCGTCGCCGCCCTGGTGCTTGTCGCCCTGGCCTTCGGCGGCGGCTATCGGACCGGCTTCGACCGGGCCGATGCCATGCGCCGAGCCGAGGTGGCCGAATGCTCCGCCAAGCTCGAAACATGGAAGGCCGAGCAGGCCCAAGCCTTGGCCGCAGCCGAGCGCACGGCCCGGGAGCAGGCCGAGGCCGCGACAACCCGGGCCAACGGCCTGGCCGCCAAACTGGACGCGGCCAGGAAGGCCCAGGCGGCCAAAATACGCGACATCACACGGAGGATACCCCATGCCACGGCTGGTCTTGATTGCACTTTCGGCCCTGATTTTGTGCGCCTGTACAACGAGGCCATCGGTTGCGCCGCCGGTCGTGCCGGTGGTGGTGCCGTGTCCCAAGCTGCAAGTCCCGCCGTCGCTGCTGGAACGGCCGCAACCGCCCCGGCCGCTGGTCCCGGACTACGACCTGTCCGAGCCGTGACCCCGGCCGACATACTGGCCCATATCCGCGACTTCGGAGCGCGCAGCCAGGCCCTGGAGGGGCAAGTCAACGCCTTGATCGACCTGGTCGGGGACCAGTGATGGACGCCGCCGTCTGGCTGCCTATGGCCCTCAACATCTTGCTGGGGCTGGTGGCCTTCTTCGGAGGCCTCTGGGTGCGCAACCTGCAAGCGGCGCTTGCCCGCACAGAGGTTGAACTGGCCGCACTGCGGAACAAGGTGGCGGACGGCTGCGTGCGCCGCGACGACTATTTGTTGATGCGAACCGAGACCTTGGACCGGCTCAAGGCCATCGAGGCCAAGCTGGACCGGCTCATTGCAGGGGGGAAACCATGACGGACCGGGGGAACGAGGAATCCACCGAGGTGACGCTGCTTAGGCGCATCGACGGCAAGGTGGACAAGGTGACGGCGCAGCTCGACGCCGTGGGCCGGCGGGCGGCCGTGACCGGCGGACTGTCCGGCTCCATTGCCGGCGGCTTGGCGGCCATCGCCGTGCACTACATCAAGATGAAAATGGGCTGGTAGGCGATGGCCCATGCCAGGGAAACGGTGGCGGCGGTCCGGGCTGCCTACGTCCACGACCGGCTGCCCATCGAAGCGGCCGCGACCAAGGCCGGCGTGCCGGCCGCCACGGCGTCCCGCTGGAAGCGCAAGGCGCGCGAGGCCGGCGACGACTGGGACAAGTTGCGGGCCGCCAGCCTGCTGGCCGGCGACGGCGTGGAAGCGGTGGCCCGGCAGATGCTGGCCGACTACGTCCTTCAGCACAAGGCGCTCATGGAGACGATCACGGCGGACGCGGCCATGCCGGCCGCAGCCAAGGTGCAGATGCTTTCCAGCCTGGCCGACAGCTTCAACAAGACGGTCGCCGCGTCCAAGCGCGTGCTGCCGGAGACGTCCGAGCTGGCCACGGCGCTTGCCGTGCTGGACAAGCTCGGCCGCTTCATCCGCGACCATTACCCGCAGCACGGCCCGGCCTTCGTGGAGATACTGGAGCCGTTCGGGGCGGAAATCGCCAAGGCCTACGGGTAGAACGCCGTGAAGCTCAAGCAAAAGGATTTCCTGGCCGAACTGGCCAAGCTGGCCGAGTCCCTGCGCCGCACCATCGAGGCCGAGTGCGACGGCTTTGCCGCCGATCCGGCCGCGTCCAAGGAACGACGCGAGCGCGTGCAAGGCGATTTCGCCTTTTTCCGGCGCACCTATTTTCCGCATTACTGCCGGTACGGTGACAGCGTCTTGCACACCTGGCTCGACGCCACCCTGCCGGCCCTGGTGGACCACCCGGACGGCCAGCGCCTGGCCGTGGCCGCCCCGCGCGGCGAAGCCAAGTCCACCGTCGTCTCCCTCATCTTCGTCCTGTGGTGCCTGCTAACCGGCCGCAAGCGCTACGTGATCCTCATCGCCGATGCCTTCGAGCAGGCCGCTGCGCTCCTGGAGGCGGTCAAGGTGGAACTTGAGGCCAACCCACGCTTGGCCATGGACTGGCCCGAGGCCGTGGGCATGGGCCGCGTGTGGAACGTGGGCGTGGTCGTCACCGCCGGCAACGCCAAAATCCAGGCCTTCGGCTCGGGCAAGCGCATGCGCGGCCAGCGCCACGGCCCGCACCGGCCGGACCTGGTTGTCTGCGACGACCTGGAGAACGACGAGAACGTCAAAAGCCCGGAGCAGCGCGACAAGCTGGAAAGCTGGCTCAAGAAAACGGTGCTGTCGCTCGGCGCGGCCGGCGACACCATGGACGTGATCCTGGTCGGCACGGTGCTGCACTACGATTCCGTGCTGTCCCGGCTTTTGGGCAACAAACTGTGGCGCTCGCGCACCTTCAAGGCGGTCGTCGAATGGCCGCACCGCCTCGACCTGTGGGACCGCTGGGAAGAGATTCTGCTGGCCGACGGCGAGGAGCCGGCCCGGGCCTTCTACCTGGAGCGGCAGGACGCCATGGAGGAAGGGGCGGTGGTCTCCTGGCCTACCGCCCGGCCGCTCTACAAGCTGATGCTCAAGCGCGCCCGGGACGGCCACGACGCCTTCGATTCCGAGCAGCAAAACGACCCGGTGGCCGGCGACGGCGCGCCCTTTGCCGGCTGCATCACGTTCTGGGTGGAGCGCAAGAGCGACTGGCTTTTCTTCGGCGCCCTGGACCCGTCTCTCGGCAAGTCCGGCAACAGCCGCGACCCCTCGGCCTTGCTGGTCGGCGGTTACTCGCGGGAGCGCGGCGTGCTGGACGTGGTGGAGGCCGCCATCCGCAAGCGGGTGCCGGACCGGATCATCGAAGACGTGATCACCATGCAACTGCACTACAACTGCCTGCTTTGGGTGGTGGAGACGGTGCAGTTCCAGGAGTTTTTGCGCACGGAGCTCATCCGCCGCGCCCGTGAGCGCGGCCTGTCCATGCCGGCCCGGGGCGTTTCGCCCATTGCCGACAAGGTGCTGCGCATAGAGGCCATCCAGCCCTACGTGGCCCAGGGCCGCATCCGGCTCCATCCCTCGCAGACCACACTTGTCGAGCAGCTCAAGCACTTTCCCAAGGCCGACCACGACGACGGGCCGGACGCCCTGGAAATGCTCTGGCAGGCCGCCACCACCGGCTTTACCACCATGCGCTTTACCCCCGTGCGCCCCTCGCGCGGGCGAAGCCTTGTACGGAGACGCCATGCTGACCCGGATGATTAACGCCATCAACGCGGCCGTAACGGCCTTCAAGGGCGGCCAGGCCGAGGGCGCGATGCAGACGCCCACCCTGGCCGCGCTGCACAACCGCTACATCGAGAGTCTGACCGGCGGGCTGACCCCGGACCGGCTGGAGCGCATCCTGCGCGCCGCCGACCAGGGCGACATCGTGCCCCAGCATGAACTGTTCGCGGACATCGAGGACCGGGACGAGCACATCCACGCCGAACTGTCCAAGCGCCGCCGGGCGCTGCTGGCCGTACCCTGGCGGGTGGTGCCGGGCCGGCCCGACGACAAGCGGGCCGAGGCCGTGGCGGCGGCCGTACGCGAGCAACTGGCCACCGTGGCCGATTTCGAGGACGTGCTTTTGGACATGGCCGACGCCGTGGGCCACGGATTTTCTTGCCTGGAGATCGAATGGGCCTTCGACGGCGGCCTGCATCTGCCGGCGGCCCTGCATCACCGGCCGCAAAGCTGGTTCCAGCTGGCCCCGGACCTGGAGACGTTGCGCCTGCGCGACGACAGCATGGACGGGGCCGAGCTGTGGCC